AGCTGATCGCTAAGAAAGACGGCGAAAGCAGCATAGTATGTGCTGAATGGTATCCTAAAGGCAAGAAAGGTGTAATCTTTCACAACTAATATAAATACTTCTATATTAAATGGGCAAACTGAAAATATATGAAATCATTTTCGCAATATATAAAAGAAAAAACTGAAGGTAAGACCGCAGTTCTAGTTTGGGGAAGGATGAATCCTCCTACTATAGGTCATGAAAAATTACTCAGTAAAGCAGCATCTTTAAAAGGTGATTTACATATCTACTTGTCTCATACAAATGACAAGAAGAAGAATCCGCTAGATTACTCGTCTAAAATTAAATATTCTCGGAAAATGTTTCCGAAATATGCTAGAAATATCCATTTAGATAACAAAGTAAAAACTCTCTTCAATCTCCTCACTAAAGTCTATGATTTAGGTTACACTAAAATTAACCTCGTAGCCGGATCGGATAGAATATCTGAATACGACGCTCTTGTTAATAAGTATAACGGAGTAGAAGGAAGACATGGGTATTACAAATACGAAGAGATGCAAATAGTCTCAGCTGGTCACAGAGATCCTGATGCCGAAGGAGCAACTGGAATGTCAGCATCTAAGATGCGGGCAGCTGCAGTTTCAAACGATTTTTCAACTTTCAAGAAAGGTTTACCGACCGCATTTAAAGAAGATCAAGAACTCTTTAATGATATTCGCAAAGGCATGGGCTTAAAAGAGTCTGTTTCATTTCGTCAACATATCCAACTCAGACCTGTTTCTGAAGACAGAGAGAAATTTGTTGAAGGCGACTTATTTGAGGAAGGCCAAAAGGTAGTAATCAAAGAGAGTTCGGAAATAGGCACACTTGATTTCATCGGAAGTAATTACGTGATAGTAAAAACTGAAGATGGCAAAAAATATCGTAAATGGATCAGCGATGTAAAGGAGTTCAATTAATGTCAAAGCTTAGCGATATAGAAGACAAAATCGATAAAATTATAAGTTTTGTAGAAAGTTCTAATATTAAGGTAAGGTCTGAATTAGATGAACTATCAACTAAGATAGACTCTCAAAGAGTTGAGATAGCAGAAATAAAGCTTAGTATGAATAAGAAATCTGTTAGCAATAAAAAGATAATTAACAGTGGAGATTTGAAGAATGCCTCTTTGGCAGTAGTGTTTTTCATATCTTTAGCAGTTGTAATATTTAAAATGTAAGGATTAGCCCATGTCAACTAAAGATCCTGGCGGAGAATACAACGGTAGACTCGACCGCATAGAAGATAAGATCGATCGCCTATCAGATGCTATGATAGATTTAGCTCGAGCTGAAGAAAAACTAATAAGTGTCGAAAAATTCAATCAAGATGTGTTAAAGAAACTAACTGAAATTGATGACAGAGTCGACATTATAGAAAAACAAAGCGAATCTAACGCGAATACAGTGAAAAAAGTCAACTATATAACGATGGCGGTAGTTTTAGCGGTTATCACAGCTGTAGTAAAAGTTGTGTTCGCGATAGATTTAGGTAATGGAAGCTGATTAAGGATATTATATAGTGTTTGAAGTTTTAAATGAAGATAACTTTTTAATGTATGCAATGAAATGTTATGACAACAATTCTGCGACGTTAGAAGAGTTTGAAGAAGATTTAAAAAGGCTCTCGTATTTACGAAGACTTCTCCATCGATATCACGTAGACGATGTGTTAAGAGAAAGGCTTATACTCAACCACTTAATCATATTATTTAATGTTTTTGGTATAGAAGGTGGTTTAAAAATGACATTTTTTAAGATTGACCAAGCCTATTGGCCTTATCTTAAAACATTCTTGATATTTTTAAACTATCTTGATGACTCGGCTATAGAAAATATACCAATAGACTATGATATTAAACAAGCCCTGATGAGAATATGAACTATGAGTATTATAAGTACTGCAGACGCGCTGTATACATATAAATTTTTGAGACTTATGACAACTAAGTGGGAAGATTTAAACGCGTATAAGCTTGGAATAATAGATGACAACGGTAAATTATTAAAGAAAACTTCTAAAATGAATTCAGAAGAAAAATCTGAATATACGCTTTTTCATAGACTAGTTTTTAATTTAAAGAGAGCTTTAGAAAAATTACCAATAAACAAAAGGTTTTCTTCTTATGCTGCAGCCTTGTACCTGTTAAAAGAAAATTATGGCGTTTTGGATAGTGCCTTTTCTTCATATATAACTCTCAACGAAGAGTTTGAATCTAAGATGTGGTTTATAAATGAAGATGTCTCTATTAGTCCGGGCATATATAGGCTAAATGAAAACATTATAAGCCCTATAACAGGCAACACAGTACAACTAAAAGGTACAAGTGTTAAAGTTGTCGATTGTCAACCTCAAGGTACCATTTTCAGTAACCCGATTTATAAAGTCAAAAGTAACTTAAACGAGCAGTCTTATTATGTAACTGCAAATCAATTAGAGAGATAGATATGTCAGAACAATATTTAAGCGAAGAAGAATACGATAGAATGCGAGATTTGTACGGTAAAAACTCAGCACAGAGATTTTCTCGACCTGTAGCGAAAAGTTCTCGTAAATCAGGACCCCAACCTTATGAAATTCTCGTCAACGGAGCTCCGTTTAAAATCTCCGGAAAACGTGTTGTGACTAAAGATGTCCATGCTACTATCAGTAAGCTGCAGTCTAGACCATTCAACAAAGGTAAAAAGTTTACCGCTAGAGTTGTCGGTGAAGATTCTTTAGATGAAGGTAAGAAAATGAAAGATGATCCTTGCTGGAAAGGATATGAAATGATTGGTAAGAAAAAGAATAAAGATGGAAGAGAAGTTCCTAACTGCGTTCCAAAAGAAGATCATAAGCCAGGCCATGATAAAGATGACGAAGCTCTAGACGAAGCACCTGAAAATTCAGTATCAGGTGGCGGAGTTGATCTAAATAAGACTGGTAAGAAGTTAAAAGACGACGATAAACCGATGAAAAGAACTAAAGATGTTCAGACTGAAAGCGTTGAAAAAACAGACCCTTTATATAAAGAATACGCTGCTCTTAAGAAGAAGTCTGCGGCGGAATTAAAGAAAACATGGGCATCAATGTCTAGATTAAGTATGAAGGGAGCAGACCTTGGAGGCAAAGCAGATATTATTGCTGATATCCTCAGACAACGTCACGGACAAAGAAGAATAAGTACTCTTTATAAGCTTTAAGAGTATACTACTACCGCACCAACCAATATCTCTATTATACCACAAAAACATCGAAATGTAAACGTTTATTTTTATTAATTTTCACTAAATAAACGTTTACATTTCTTCTATATGTTATATAATAGACCTAATTATCGTTATGGAATTAATATCATATGTCAAAACCCCTTAGAGTCACCAAGCGTGACGGCACCAAAGCTGAACTAGATTTAGATAAATTTCACAAAGTAGTAAATTTTGCGTGTGAAGATCTTTCTGGTGTATCTCCGTCAGAAATAGAAATGAAAAGTCATATACAGTTTTATGACGGAATAACTACAAGCGAAATTCAAGAAACTTTAATCAAGTCCGCATCTGAGTTAATTAGTGAGGATTGTCCTAATTACCAATTTGTTGCAGGCAAATTAATTAATTACCACTTAAGAAAAAGTGTCTACGGTAAATATGCTCCAGACGGATTGTATGAGCATTATCAAAGAGTGCTTGAGTTAGGATATTACGACGATAGGCTACATTCACTATATTCTAAAGAAGAATTCGATCTCTTTGATAGCCAAATCAATCATGAAAGAGATTGGACTCTTACCTATGCGGCAATGGAGCAGTTTAGAGGTAAGTACTTAGTTCAAGATAGAGTTACTAAGACTCATTTTGAGACTCCTCAAATGTCTTATATGCTCATTGCGATGACACTTTTTTCAGCCTATCCTAAAGAGACTAGGTCTTCATATGTTAGACGTTTTTATAACTGTGCGTCAACTCATAAAATATCTTTGCCTACCCCTATAATGTCCGGATGTAGAACAGACCAGAGGCAATTTAGCTCGTGTGTTCTTATCGAATGCGGAGACTCTTTAAAGTCTATAAACGCAACTGCAACATCTATTATTGACTATGTGTCAAAGAAAGCTGGTATCGGAATTGGTGGTGGAGCTATTAGAGCTGTCGGATCTCCTATTCGCAACGGAGACGCTGTTCACACCGGAGTGATACCATTCTATAAACATTTCCAATCAGCGGTAAAAAGTTGTTCACAGGGTGGTGTTCGAGGTGGATCTGCTACTTTATACTATCCGATTTGGCATAAAGAAGTTGAAGACATGCTGGTCTTAAAAAATAACCGAGGAACCGAATTCAACAGAGTTCGACAAATGGATTACGGTGTACAATTCAGCGAACTCTTTTATGAGAGACTTATAAACAATGAAAATATAACTCTCTTTAGTCCAAGCGATGTTCCTGGATTATATGAAGCTTTTTATTCAGATCAAAATAAATTTAAAGCTCTTTATGAAAAGGCTGAAAGAAGTAGGGTTGATAAGATATCTGTACCGGCTTTAGACCTTTTTACTCAATATATTCAGGAAAGGAAAGACACTGGAAGAATCTATCTACAAAATGTAGATAACGTCAACTTACAAGGGCCGTTCAAACCAGATTTAGCCCCAATTAGGCAAAGTAACTTATGCCTGACTGGAGATAGCTTGGTTGATGTGAAAATAAATGGCGAGTATAAATTCAACGTTAGATTAGATTCTATATATGATAGGTACCTTACCGATATAGAAATACTATCCTATTGTGAAGATACTCGCACCAATGTATATCGTAAGATAACTAAAGGTGCTTTAATGAATCCAGAAGCGCAAGTGATGGAAATTGAAGATGATGCTACAGGTAAGAAAATACGATGTACTCCTGACCATAAGATATACACTATCAATCGTGGCTGGGTAATGGCAAAAGATCTTAATGAAAGTGATACGCTAAAATTGAGCAAACAAAGTAAAACTAGTCCTGGTGAAGGTTGGGTAAAAGGAAGAAAATATGGGTATTAAAATAAATTATTTAGAAGAACGTGAAAGTGTATATGATATAACGGTTGAAGATACTCATAATTTTTATGCTAATGGCATATTAGTCCATAACTGCGCAGAAATAGATCTTCCTACAAATCCTATGTTGAAGACTGAGACATGGGAATCTAGGGAAGATGGCGAAATTGCTTTATGTACTTTAGCTGCAGTAAACTTTGGTCTTATAAGTAAACCTGAAGACTTTGAAGAAGCTTGCGAAATGTCTGTTAGAGCTTTAGATGCTCTCTTAACTTACCAGGAATATCCTTCACCCGCAGCTGAAATACCTAATAAGGCACGTAGAACTCTTGGTATTGGTATCAACAACTTTGCTTATTGGTTGGTGAAGAACGGATTAAATTATCAAGATATTGATTCTGAAGGATTAGCTAAAATACATGAGTATGTTGAGGCATGGTCTTACTATCTTATTAAAGCTTCTATAAACCTCGCCGAAGAACAAGGTCAGTGCGAATGGTTCGATCAAACTAAATATGTTGATGGTCAATTCCCAATTGATACTTATAGCAAAAACGTAGATGAACTTGTGGCTCCAGTATATAAGCAAGATTGGGATAGCTTACGCGTTAAGTTAAAAGAACACGGTATTAGAAATAGTACGTTGATGGCACTTATGCCATCTGAGACGAGTTCTCAGATTATAAATTCTACTAACGGCATTGAAGCTCCAAGAGCTCTAGTTTCTATCAAAGGTTCGAAGGATGGAGTATTAAAGCAAGTTGTTCCGGAAATACGCAAATACAAAAATAAGTATGACCTCTTATGGGAACAAAAATCACCTAAAGGTTATCTGAAAATATGTGCGGTCATTCAAAAGTTTGTAGACCAAGGAATCTCCGTAAATACCTCATATAATCCTAAATTTTATGAAGACGGAGAAATCCCGTTATCAGTATTATTAGAAGATCTTATTGAGTTTAAAAGATTTGGCGGAAAGCAACTTTACTACCACAATACTCCAGATGGTGCAGGAGAACTTGATGATATAGGTAAAGAGCCTGAGACTGAACTCGATGAATTAGAAGAAGAAGACTGCGAATCCTGTAAATTATAAGGTAAAAGAAAAATGAAAACTCCTATATACGTAGATAGAAAAATGTTAAATGCCCAAGATTTAGTATCTTGGGCAAAAGAACAAGGGTTTAAGCAAACGTTAAGTGCGGATGATGTGCATGTTACGGTGTCTTTTTCTCGATCACCGGTAGACTTAGATAATTTTAAAATTAGAAATGATAAGATTACTGTAAAGGGCGGTAAAAGGACTATTGAACCTCTCGGCGACAAAGGTGCAGTCGTTTTAAAATTTGAGTCTAATTTGCTCCATAAATTCTGGAAACAGAACTGTGAAGCAGGTTGTTCTTGGGACTATGACAGTTATCAACCCCATGTAACAATAACATATGATGGAACCGATTTAGATTTATCAAAAGTCACCCCGCCTAAGTTTGAGTTAGTGTTTGGTAAAGAAAGAAAGAGTGAATTAGATTTAGATTATTTAGATAAGGTAAAAGAAAAATGACAACAATGTTTTTTGGAGAAACTCCAAAGGTAGCGAGATACGATATTCAAACACACCCTATATTTGAAAAGTTGATAAGTGAACAACATTCCTATTTCTGGACTCCGCAAGAAGTAGACGTAACTAAAGACGCTTCTGATTTTAAGAAGCTTACTCCGAATGAGCAACATATTTTTACGTCAAACCTTAAAAGGCAGATTGTATTAGATACAACTCAAGGAAGATGCCCGAATACTGCTTTCTTACCATTGGCATCCATACCAGAATTAGAGACTTGGATATCGACTTGGGCATTTAGTGAAACCATGCACTCAAGATCTTATACTCACATCATTCGTAACATATACTCAAACCCTTCTGAGGTTTTTGATGAGATTATGAATATCGATGAAATAGCAGAATGTGCAGAGGATATTGAACGCTATTATAATGATCTGATGGAATACAATGTTCAACACGAATTAAACCCAGATGCTCCAGTTTCATATGAGCATAAAAAAGCATTGTGGCTTGCAATTAATTCAGTTAACGCCCTAGAAGGCTTAAGGTTTTATGTGTCGTTTGCATGTTCTTGGGCTTTTGTAGACCTTAAAAAAGTCATGGAAGGAAACGCCAAGATAATAAAACTAATATGCAGAGATGAAAACCTACATTTAGGTGGAACTGTCTACATGATAAAAGCTTTACCAAAAGAAGACCCCGATTTTGCTAAAATATCTGAAGAATGTAAAGATGAGTGCTTACAGCTATATAAAGAAGTAGCAGAACAAGAAAAGTCTTGGGCTAATTATCTTTTCAAAGAAGGTTCAATGGTCGGTTTAAACGAAGACATGTTATGCAATTATGTAGAATTTTTAACAAATAAAAGATTGCGTACTATCGGTCTTCCGGCCTTATATGATTCAGCGCCAACAAGCGATCCATTGCCGTGGACTCAGGCTTGGATAGCGGGTGGCGAGGTTCAGGTAGCTCCACAAGAAACCGAGATAACATCATACCGCTTAGGTGGCATTAAGAAAGATGTTACAGATACTACATTCAACAAATTTAAAAATTTAAAATTATAAGGAATAAAAATGAAAGTAATTGTATGGTCAAAAGATAACTGCCCATTTTGTGTTAAAGCTAAAACTCTTTTGCTTTTCAAGGGACTTACATATGAAAACCGTGAGATCGGAAAAGATTGGACAAAAGAGCAATTATTAAATGATGCGCCGAGTGCAAAATCAGTTCCTCAAATTTTCATCGAAGATAAATATATAGGTGGATATAGCGAACTAGTGGAGTATTTTGATGGAAGCTGATAGCTTTAAATGCGCTTGTTGTAGTGCGGAATTTTCTATAGACTTTGATGAAGATTTAAGAGAAGAGCAAGAAGTTCAATATTGTCCATTTTGTGGGTCGATATTAACCGAAGAATTAGAATTTTAATGTGGTACTTTGAAGATAAAGAATTTACCTCTTTAGAAGCAAAGGGGTATATCGAACAAGGAGCAGTTGGATTTGTTTATCATATAATAGATAAGTCTAACGATAAGATATACATCGGTAAAAAGATACTAGTATCTAAAAAAAAATTACCTCCTCTTAAAGGTCAAAAGCGGCGAAGAACTAAAATAGTAGAATCAGACTGGGTGAAATACTATGGCTCGAGCGAAGAAGTTCAGCAGCTTGTTGAAAGCAGAGGAGCTGACGAATTTCATCGCATTATCATAAGGATGTGTTATTCAAAAGGTGAAATGTCGTATTGGGAAATGTATGAGCAGATGGTAAATCATGTTTTGCTTAAACCTAACGAGTACTACAACAAATTTGTTGGGGGCCGCATTCATGCGAAACATGTTTATAATAAAACTAAAATAGATTAGAGGAATTTTAATGGAACTTGTCGGTGTAATAATATTAGCCCTAGTTGCGATCGGAGTTATTGTTTCGATGGCAGATAAAGATGAAATAAACATATTTGATATTTTCATTGAAGAAGACGATGTAAACCCAGAAAATAAAGATAAATAATTGTTTACTTTTCCAGAGAACTTGATATAATAGTACCTTAAATTGATAAGTTTTAACTGGAGGGTATTCCTATAATTATTGTAGACTTTTCAAACATTGCCATGGCAGCGTTCACTTCAATGAATTTTAATTTAGATGAAAATCTTGGTCGGCATATGATTTTAAATTCGCTTCGCATGTATAAAAGCAAATTCTCTAAAGACTATGGCGAATTAGTAATTGCAACTGATACCAGGTCTTGGAGGAAAGAAGTTTTTCCTCAATACAAATACAAGCGTAAGGTCGCGAAAGAAGAATCTAAAGATAAAATTGACTGGGATAATGTATTCAATATTATGAACATTATTAAAGAAGACCTTGTTCAGCATTTTCCATATAAAGTTATAAGTGTTCAAGGCGCAGAATCTGATGATATTATCGGTATTTTATCGATGAATACTCAAGAGTTCGGTCAACACGAAGATGTCATGATTGTAGCTTCTGATAAAGACATGTTACAACTCACTCGCTTTAATAATGTAAAACAATATTCTCCTTATACTAAGAAAGAGGTAAAGACTGATGATCCGGTTCAGTATCTCTTTGAACATATTATGAAAGGCGACGGCGGCGACGGTATACCTAACATCCTATCAGGAGATGATACATTCGTTGACAACATTAGGCAACGTCCAGTAACTCGTAAAAAGCTAGAACTTTGGCATACAGCCTCGGATTTACAATCAGTTATGTCAGTCGAAGAGTATAGAAATTATTGCCGAAATAAGCGTCTTATAGATTTTAATGAAATACCTGAAACTTTAGCTGAACAAATTTTAGAAGCGTATGAAAAAGCTTATCAAGCACCAAAATCTAAAATCCTGAATTATTTAATAAAACATAGATGCAAAGAGCTAATTAAATTAGCATCTGACTTTTAATGGAGACAAATTATGTTAATCAGTGAAATATTTAATCAAGTTGAACAAGCTAAAAACGACAAAGAGCGCTTTGCGATTTTAAGTAAGCATTCCGGAAATCGAGCTCTTATGACTCTCTTTCATATGCAATACAATGAAAGCATTTCTTCAGGTCTTCCTGTCGGAGCACCGAAATACAAAGAATGTGACGGAGAAAAAGATAATTTTAGGAATTTGACTGCGGTCCACACCACACTACAGAATCTGTATAATCCTAAGATTTCATCTCTTAAAAAAGAAAGAATGTTTTTTGACATCCTTGAAACAATCCATCCTACTGAAGCAAAAATGTTGATTGAAGTAAAAGACAGAAATCTTCACACTATATATAAATCTATAAGCAAAAAATTAGTCAAGAAAGTATGGCCAACTTTAAAAATCTAACATTTTTAAAAAATTTTTTCTGGGTGGATACCGAAAGGTATCTGCCCTTTTTTATTTTCGGAGGTGATAAATTTTAACCAATAATCATATTATGTTCTAAATTTTAATTTTTAACAGAAGAGAAGCTTATGAATCCTCAAATTGAACGCTTACGTAAAGACTCTAACGAATTAAAACACTACATCTACAGATTAGAGAAAAAAGGAAAAAACACCTTAGCGAGTAAGATTAAATGCAAATTAGAATACCTAAATTCCCAAATAGACGATTTAGTTGAAGGGTATTCACATTAAGTTTAAAATAAACGTTTACTTTTGCAGAGAGCGTGATATAATGGTACCTTAAATCGATGAAGGACTTTTATATTATGAATAACATACTTATATCAAAAAAGCTTATAGCATTTCTTATTTTAGGAATTTTTACCGTGAATGACAATTCTAATATCTGGTACTTAGTCGCCCTCATGGCGTTTGGAATATATTCTTTAGCGTCATTAGCAAAAAGCCAAAAGGTGAAATCACTATGAATTTATTTGCTCTAGATGAATCACCAGCTTTAGCTACATTATATCACTGCGATAAGCATGTATCGAAAATGATCATCGAAACTGCTCAAATGCTTTCCACTAATCACAGATACCTCGACGGAAAAATGTTTATCGAGCTTTCAAAAGCAGGCAGACGCCTTAAAAAGTGGGATCATCCTACACACGACGAAGTATTGTACAAAACTGCCCACCTTAACCATCCATCTACGGTTTGGCTAAGACAAACTTCTGGAAATTATATGTGGGGATACAATTTATTTGTTGAACTCGCAAAGCAACGTCAACTCCGTCGTGGCAAATCTCATGCTACGGTTGAAAAG